GACGCGATACGACTCTGGATACCAGGCGTCGGAGCCGTATCCGGAGCACGGTACAGGCTTCCACCGAGAGATGAACTGAATCTGCTCATGACAGGAACCTCGATCCGATAGGCAGAAACGGAACTGTTCGCGTCTCAGGGGTCTGTGTGTACGTCCTGAACCCGTTCCGAGGATTAACCGACTGAGTGATCCGACTGTCCTGATACGTGGAGATCGGAGATGCCGCAATCGCCGCCGCACGCTTCGCATTCATGTCGCCGATCCCAAAGTTCAGGCGGCTCTGAATCGGCTCCAGAAACGTACCTGACATCTGCTGCATCACCTGAGGCACACCAGCATAGTCCGGATTGATGGTCTGTGAGATGTACTCGCCCGTCTCCGGGTCACGCACAGTATCGAACGACATATTCGTGGTCGGCAACGGAGTCCACCCGGCACCAGCATCGTTCCGATTCGCAATGAAGTCCGTGAAGTCCTCAAACACTCGCCGGTCAGTGTTCGCACCCGGAGTATCAATCAGATTCGGATACGCACCAGACGCCGGAGACGGAAACTGCGCCTGCACAGTCGAGTCCACCGGCGCATCAGGCACCGCCAGACGCACCTGACGCATCCGTGGGTCTTCCATACGCGACTGTGGTGGTACGAAGTTGAACGCCATAACATGACTCCGCCAGGACTCTGATTACCTCGAAAACGCACCCGGAATCGAATACCTTCTGTTTGCTGGCAGCATGGAATTCCTGCCCCTGCCCATGCGGACGTTCGACGTGTTTTGTCCGTACTGGCCGTAGTTAGACATGATGGCGTCGCGCGACACGCCTGCCTTGACCGCAGCACCAATTTCTGCCCAGTTTGAATCATTGGACGGGATGTACGGATACGGCTGCAGTGGTTGCCAGCCAGTTGGCCTTCCCGAGCCTCCATAATTTATCTGTTGCTGTGTTCCTCCGCTCATCGCTTGCTGATTCATCTGCCTCGCCCGTTCTGGATCACCAACCCCCCGAACCGCCTGCACGATCCCATTGTTGACCACGTACGCCGCGCCCGGAGGAGCACCGTTGCCCGCCGTCTGGTACGGAGTGCGATAACCACCCGGAACACCCTGCAACCGAGCGGCCTGTTGCGGCTGCTGCGCCTGTTGTTGCGCCAACTGCTGCTGACGCGCCGCCTGTTGCTGCTGGTAGAAATCGATCGCCTGCTGACCAAGACCCGACAGATGCTGCTGCTGCGACACCGCAGGACGTGCAATCTGAATCGAGTCACCAGAGATACGCGACAGTGGACCTGACTGCGCTTCCGGCTGCTTACGCACAGCTCCACGCGCCTGATATCCGACGCTGGGAAGTGCGCCACCGAGTTGTCCTGATAGTCTGCTCATGGATTATCTCACAGGTAGTTGTAGCGGTATTCGTTCGGGCTCTCGTAGAACGCATCTTCATACGGGTACGACTGACCGAAAGCTGGATACACAAACACATTGCCAGACTCGTCGTAAACAAACTGCCTGCCATCAGAATGCGAGAAATTACCTGCTGTGCCCCAAGGACGCTGCTGGTTATCAGCGTACAGGACAGTATCCCCTCTCTGTCCCGGAACGGTACCTGGAATAAGCTGCGACACCCTTTCGAAGTCTGAACGCCCAGCAATATCGCCGTACTCAAACAGACGCCCTCCGTTTGGATCAGGCGTCGGTGCTGCTGGAGTCACTTCGGGCGTCGTTGGCAATACTTGAGAGCCACTTGACGGGAGTGAGCTGTAAATGCCTGGTACGGCAGGGGCGCCCGCCGTCGCAGGAGTGCCTGGTGCTGTGTACGTGTAGTTGCCGGGCCTGAAATATGGCTGCGAACGCTGTGGCGCGCTGTTCGCAAACAGAGTTACAGCATCATGCAGTCCGCCATCGGGACGGTAGACGAACATTGTTGTCCGCCCCTGAATGTTGCGAATGTCGCGGCGATAATTAGTCGGATAATCCCTGTACCCGTTGGTTGTATTCACTCGCGAATACTGTGTCTGCGCTCCCGGGATCGCTGGCGTCCCAGCAGTAGCCGCCTGCGAAGCCACCTCAGTAAACGGCGTCCCCGCATCTGGAGCCATCTGCTGCTGCCACCGCAACGGAGTGTAGCCCTCACCCACATTCCCGAAGTTAAACTGTGCAGCTGGCGTGAAGTTTCCACCGCCAATCGGGACATACTCACCAGCATCACGACTCTCGAACGATTCCCGCTGTCCAGGTTGCAACTGACGCTCTACCCCCGGGACATACTGGAACTCGCTCGGGCCAACATCCCGTGACGCATCGACCGTGTATTCCTGACTAACCGGGGTCGTGAACCGGTCACCGTACCCGCCATACGGTAGAGGCGCATCTGGAGTCCAGAACGGTCGTTCCTGCTCGTTGTTCCAAAGTATATTGACAGGTGAGTTCGTCCACGGGCTGTAAAACGGCTGCGAGGTCGTCGCGTGATCCCCAGTGACCATCCCAGGCAAAGAACCGCTGAGCCCGTTAAAGCTGTAGGGGTTCGTCCCGGAGCCTCCTATCCCATAGGTCTCTAAACCATCACCTATGATCTGGCGACCCTCAGGAGTCACCCCGTTCTGCCGTAGGTCACGCGCATAGTCGTGACCCTGATCCGCGCTCCAGCCTGCCGGATTCCCATACTGTCCCAGACGTGCCGAAAATGCCTGCCAGGCAGGAGAGGCGTCGTCGAACGAACTGCTCGCCACCAGGTCTGTGAGTGTATCACCGGCCGCCTGGACTGGAGATACGTCGCCGGGGATCGGAACAAAACCAGAACCCGAAGTATTACTGAACCCGGTCCCGGCCCGATATGTGCCCAGCGCATCATTATACGACTGAATCGCATCAATCAGCGGACTCGACGTGCCAGCATTCAGATTCATCGAAGACAGCGTCTGCTGATGCGCCTGAGTACCCCTGTCCCCAAAACTCGCCTGCTGATCGCCAACACTCCCGCCAATCCCCTGCTGAGACTCCACCCGCCCGAACGTCCCCTGTGAGGTCGTGCGCGGACGGGTCGCCAGAACGCTCCCAGACAGTGATGCACCCGTCCTGCTTGCGTATGAGGGACGTGCACCGATCTGGAACACATTCTGCTCTGGAGCGGCTTCCTGCCGTTGACGAGGACGTGGGGGCGTCAGGGAGCCAGACAATGAGGAGATTCGGCTCACGTTTCCGCCCCTTCCTCACCAGGAACAGGAGGCGGGTCGCTGTAGCTCGGCCCAAACCGCCGCAACCGGTGTGTCTGGGGGAATTCGAAGTTCGCCACGACAACCTTACCCTGCTTGAAGTCAGGCCTGGCGTGCGTACTGGGGCTGAATGCAGACGCCGCTGCTGTCAGCGGTGCGATCGAGGTCGCCTTCTGGGCAAATCTGGTATCACCGACCGCCATTGTCTGCCTTTCGTGGGAACCGCTCTGAATAGTTCGCCTTGAACCGGCATTTTCGGTTTCTACAGCGATGAATCAAGAGCGTCTCGAAGTTCATGCCAGTGTACTTCATGTCCGCCTCACCACAGCGGGGACATTTTTTCGTGACATTCTCGCTCATCACAGGCTCCGAATTGGTTCCAGTGTCGCTGTCATGCTCTCGAATTCCACATCCCGATTCGACGCTGTCCGACACCGCACAGCCAGCGCTTTACCGCTCACATACGGATGCGTCACGTTCAAATGCTGCTCGGTAATCTCCTTCCGGTACCGGCACTTCCCATCCCGAATCACGGTCTCTGCGTCCGGACCACCCTGCACCTCGACCACCATATCGACCCCGTTCCCAACCACGACGTCCATGTGGGTCATCAGCAACGACTGGTGCGGCGCATCCTGTGAGACAAACGGCCCCAGAGTGAAGTACCGATCAAACAGAGTCCCGTCGTCGTCCGTGGCTGTCGCGAGCAGATACCGGATGTACCCGTCCCCGCCACCGAACAGAATCTTCCGGTCCTGAGGTGCGTCCTGATCGAACACCGCAACCGCGTTGGGATTCTGGTCCAGTTCCCCAAACGTCCACGGAAACCAGCCCTCGGTCCGGAAGTCGTAGAAGTAATGAGTCGTCGCTGTCGTCCCATCATTGTTCCGGATGGAGATCACAATCCCCTGATCCCTCGCATCCCACGCCAGGTAGATCGTGGAGTTCGCGACGTCCACATCCACGAACCGGTCATCGATCGCTCGGTTACTGATCCGCTCCGGAGGCGCATCCAACCCTAGTCGATACAGACCACCGTCGTTCCCGAAGAAGTAGAGGTTGTAGTACGAGTCCACGCACCACGCCCGACCCGGCGCCATCCCAACGGAACTCGTAATCAAATCCTGCTCAGCATTCACTGCGGGATCGAGAGTCATCTGCCACAGGGAATGACTACCACCCAGAATCAACAAGTCGTCGTTGTAAGGAATGGCCGCCAGCAGCCTGTCTGTGCCCTTCGCGAACAACCCGGCAGAACTCAGACGTCCAGAGATAGCCCCGCCCGTCACCCCCGTCTGGAGCTTCATATCGAACGGGTCACCCTGCGCGAGGAAGTAGTAGTTCGAGGGGTCATCATCCAGATCGAACAGCAGCAGTTGATTGTTCCAGATCTCGATATTGTTGAACCCGGACGGCAGGGTTCCGTACCGCATGTTCGCCTGCCAGTCCTTCACCGCGTCATCGACCGGGTCGTAATACTTCGCATTCGTCCCGTCCGCGAAGAACGTGAACACCCCGAGATTCGCCGCGTAGATGACCTGCTGGCTCGTACTGAAGGCATTCAAACCATCTGTGGGAGTTGCCTTGCTCGACGTCGTCACAGTCGCCACATCGCCGTCACTGATCGCCAGAACGTGCTGATACCGGGTCGACCCCTGCTCGTCATGACCGGGGTTCCAGAAGGTGTTGATCGAGCCACGATCCAGAGCAGTCGAGATCAGGTCAGTCTTCGTCCACGTCTCCGCGAATGTCGCTGACGCCTTCGTAATCTGCGGCGTGGAATTGTCCCACAGATAGTAATTTCCCGCTTTGTCGCACCGCACCATGTCCCATGTTGTCGGACTACCGGGACCGGCATAGTCAACAATTCCCTTTGAGTCTGGATCGAGCAGGACGAGAGGCTCTCCTGTCCCCAGGACGCTGCTGCCACACAGAGCCAGAAGGGAGCGGTCTGCGTTCCAGCTGATCGACTCAACAGCATTCGTGGTCCCCAGTTCCAGTTCCCAGATCCCATTCCCGGACGTGTCGATCTTCCGCAGGTAATGGTCGTCATCGCCTCCGCCGGTCTCATTGTCCATCGTCAGGACGTAGATGAACCCATCCAGCCCGAACTCCAGATCCTTGAACAGCCCGTGATCAGCCGACCCACTGTTTCCGTCCAGCCCAAGGTCGTGAACCGCGTCAATGATCCCTGTCTTCGAGTTGATGATATAGAGAACAAGCTCATGGTCTGTCGCGCCACCACCGTCTTCCAACGGAGCCGAAACGCAGGCGATCTTCCCTGCGAAGGCTTTCATCATCGTATGTGTTGTGGTCAGGATCGTATCCCAGCCCGCATTACTCACTCCGCCAAACACCAGCTCGATGTGAGTGGCGTCCGTTTCCGCTCGAATCCAGACCCCGTCAGTCGTGCTGTCCCGGTTCAACCCATCCGCAACATCCAGTCGCATAATCCCTTCACCGATGTTGTTGATGTCCTCATACCAGACGTAGACCGTGTCCTCGTCGACCGTCATCCCATAGACGTGATCCACAGCCGGCGCAGAGCCCGCAGTGAAGATCGTTACCGAGTAATCCGCAGAGGTGGGAGTGGCCTGGTCACGACGTTCCAGCTTGACGGTGGTTGAATTGTGGAGCAGGACGAAGCATTTATCGTCAGCCCCCCAGATGCTCGCCAGGTATGTGTCGGAAGAGGCAGCATCCGTCGCTGTTCCATCAGCAGGTGCCCGAAATTGAAAGTCAGGTGAGGCTGCACCGCTATCCCCCGCATGAACCATCGTGCCATCACCCAGTGCCGGCTCAACATACGTCGCGGACACTGTGTGCAGACACTGGATTCGATTGGCGCCGCTGATCTGCTGGTCGCTCCACTTCGTCAACCCGTACCGGTTAGCTCCCCGCAGCCGGCCGTCCCGATCGAACGGCACCACATTCAGCATGTCGGCAGACGTACCGGTCTCTGTGTCACTGTACGGAGTCACCTCCGCCAATCCATTCACAGGAAACCCGGCTTTGACGTTCATATCAGAGTGTCCGCTACGGTGAACTCTTCCTGAATCGTGTGGAACTGAGACGCCGTCAGAATCAGCTTGAACTGAAACTTCCAGGTCCCCGCCTGAGTCAGCACGCCAGTCGCCATCGTGTACTGGATCCGGCCATCAGTGCCCGTGTTCGTGTACGCCGCGTTCTTCGAGGTCGTCGTCCCGTCTGGAAGCTCAAACTGACACAGGGCGTTCGAACTGGGAAGCGCGCCGGCACTGCTGATATCGACCGTGTCGTGCCCCTGATTGACGATCTCACGCTCCAGCACAAAGCCGTAGTCGTTCTTTGACACTGTGAAGAGTGATGCCACGTTCAGCCTCCAAACTGAGTCCGCCTTGAATCCGCCTGAAGAATAACCGCCCGAATCAATGTCACCTGCCGAGGAAGCAGGTTCTCCCGATACAGAAACGTCATGTGCTGCCGAGACTCCCGAATATCCAGATTCTCACCCGGTAAGGGGGGAGACAGGAACGGCAACCCGTACGACAACGCTGAGATTCTATTCTGAGGATCGGTTAGCGGCACACCCCATCCCCCTTAAACGTACTCGGCTCGTGTGAACGTCACGCCATTATCCGATGTGGCAGCAGTCGCGATATCCGCTCCGTCAGCATCATTGCGCACCGTCTGCACGGAAGCAGTCTGCAGCAGCTTGTTCCGACTCAGGATATACATCCACCCCATCATGTCCGCCACAGTAGCCGTAGCTGCCGGCACAGCAGCCAGCTCTGTCTGAGTTGTCACTGTGAGTGCCTGGATCGCGTTTCCAGCCCCCTCGACCACTTCGTACACAGAACTCGAATCCGGGTCCGTAACCCAGTCAGGCGTCACCGTGGCCGTGTCTGTCGAGCCCGTGTAGTCGGAGATCATCCGCGACTGACCGGAACCCGTTCCGCTTGTGATCTTCACCACGTTCCAGTTCAGCTCGTCATCCGCGAAGGACGAGGCTGCAGCCAGAACGATTGTGCTCGACGTGCCGCTCTGAGCAGTACCGGATGCCAACGCCGTCAGACCGCCTGCGCCACCACCCACATCGTCAGCCGTTTTCGTGGTCAGGGCATCAGCATTGTCCCAGAACGTCTCGAAGTTGGCAGCGATGTTATCCGCCGTCGTTTCCGCGATCGTGTTGTCCAGAAATCCCTGCACCAGACTGTCAACCGCACCGCCCGCCGTGATCACCAGGGAACTGAAGTTAGACGGCAGGTCAGCCGGAACCAGCGCGTCGTAGTCTGTCAACGCCGTATCAGCCTCAGCGTTCACCTCAGCCTTCATCGCTGTCGACATGCCACCCAGATCAGTTAATCCGGCACCAGCCGTTCCGATCTGCGTCTGGATGTCCTCAGTGTCCGCCTGAATGCCGTCCAACTCAGCCTGCAAGGTCGTGCCGGTGTCGACTTCGATTGCGTCGATGCTTGCTTGCGTCGCAGAAAGGAGATTCACTCCATCGGCGCCCGTGATGATATCCAGATCATTCTGAGCCGTCGTGAGCGCTGCCGCTGTCGCCAATGTCGCCAGCGTCGTCGGGTAGTCATCAGCCTGGAGTTCGTTCGTGTCGGATTCGATGGCGTCAACGCTCGCTTGTGTCGCCGCCAGCAGGTCAACACGTCCGAACGGAAGCAATTCGTATGTATTCGTTCCAACCGCCTGAGTGGTCGCTGGTTCGAATGTAAGTGTGTCAGTTGAAGCCGTGAATCCAGTAATCAGCCTGGTCTGTCCGCTGACGGTCCCGGACGTGAACTTGATTAACCCACCCTTCCAGTAATCGTCGTCAGTTTCAGTGCGAGCCGCATCAACCATTGTGGTCGTCGAACCTGAATCAGCCGTACCCGTCGTCGCGCCGTGCGCAGGTATCGCTGTCAGCCCGGCACCCGCAGTACCGATTTGAGTTTGAATGTCTTCGGTATCTGCTTGAATGCCATCCAGTTCAGCCTGGAGGGTGGTCGACGTGTCTGTCTCGATCGCGTCAATACTGGCCTGTGTCGCAGACAGAAGATTCACGCCATCAGCACCAGTTAGAATGTCCAAGTCGTTCTGGGCCGTTGTAATTGTCGCAGGAATAGTCGTGCCCGTGTCAACCAGAATCGCGTCAACCACAGTATCAATCGCAACGAATCCCGCCGCGCCATTCGCCAGCGCGAACGTGTCACCCGTCTGCACTGTGTGCCCCGTCAGTGTCGTCACCGTGTCGCACAACTGGATGTCGGTCCCGGACAGGTCCAGTGAGGTCGTCGGGTTCGCGACGTTGCCCCAGTCAATGCCGACATTGCCACCAGATGTGACGTCAACATGGAAATCCTGCTTCGTCGAGGGTTTCAGGCTCTTCTCAGCGAGGATGTAAACCTTGTCCGTTGCCTGATACGTGAAGCCGCCCGGGTCTTCCAGCAAAGTCACTGTCTTCGTAGAACCCGTGTAGTCATCAACCACTCCCACAGTTTTCTGCACGGCAGTGCTGGCATCTTCAATAACGATAGTGCAGCCGTTATAAGCGTCGTCATCGGCCGATGCGGACGTCAGTGTGAAACTTGTCTGCGACGAATAGGTGGCAATCGTCGTGTCGGCCAGTAACAGCCGGTCACTGCCGCCAGCACCTGTGATCCACGCAGCATCACCCCGATCCCGTATGGCTTCCAGTGAATCCGTCGCCGTGCTGAACGTCGCCCCTGCGATGTCCGCAAGGTTGTCTCCTACCGTAGCGCCCGCACCGAGGTCGGTCAGCGTGCCCAATTTCGGCTGCATATCGGCCGTGTCGACTAGAATGGCGTCCACGACTGTGTCGATCGCCACAAAACCTGCAGCGCCATTTGCTAATGCGAAGGTGTCGCCCGTTTGTGCCGTGTGCCCGGTCAACGTAGTGACCGTATCGCAAAGCTGAATGTCAGTCCCTGACAGGTCCAACGCTGTCGTCGGGTTTGCAACGTTGCCCCAATCAATTCCGACATTTCCACCCGACGAGACGTCAACGTGATAGTCCTGGACGGTCGTCGGCTTGAGCGATGACTCGGCGAGGATATAGATTTTGTCCGTGGCCGCCATCGTGAAAACGCCGGGGTCTTCAAGCAAGGTGATCGTCTTGGTCGATCCGGCGTAGTCATCAACGATTCCTCTCGCCTTTTGAGCGGCCGTAGACGCATCCTGGATCACGATTGTGCAGCCGTTGTACGCGTCGTCGTCTGTTGATCCAGCCGTCAATGTGAACGAGGTTTGGGATGCGAGGGTGGCAATTGTCGTATCTGCCATCAGAAGTCGGTCACTACCGCCAGCTCCTGTTGTCCATGCAGAATCACCTCGGTCGCGTAACGCTTCCTGCGAATCGGTGGCCGAACTGAATGTCGCACCCGCCATATCCGCCAGGTTGTCACCAACCGTGGCGCCGGCGCCCAGATCAGTGATCGTGCCCAGTTTTGGCTGCATGTCAGCAGTGTCAACGAGGATCGTATCCACAACTGTGTCAATCGCTGCGAATCCAGTCGCCCCGTTGGCGAGAGCAAACGTATCTCCAGTCTGCGCTGTGTGGCCGGTCAGTGTCGTAACTGTGTCACACAACTGAATATCGGTCGCGGACAAATCGAGTGCCGTCGTCGGATTTTCGACATTGGCCCAGTCGATCCCAATGTTTCCTGATGCTGTCAGGTTGAGGGTCTGGGGGATCTTTGTGTCGTTCAACGAGTTCGTGTCCGTCTCGATCGCATCAATCGATGCCTGGGTCGCCGTCAGCAGGTTGACCTGTCCGGCCGGATGCAACTCGTACGTGTGGACAGTGACTGCCTGGGTCGTGGCTGGGGCGAACGTAATCGTATCCGTGCTCGCCACGAAGTCCGTGATCAGCCTGGACTGGCCATTCAGGTTGCCCGATGTGAACTTGATGATCCCGCCGTTCCAGTAGTCGTTATCCGCTTCGGTGCGGGCTGAGTCGACCATCGTCGTAGTCGTGCCGCTATCCGCCGTGCCGGTGATCAATGAACCACCGCTCTGATTATTGCGGATCGCCTCAAGAGAGTCCGTGGATGTGCTGAATGTCGCACCCGCCATATCCGCCAGGTTGTTACCAACCGTAGCACCGGCGCCGAGGTCGGTGAACGTCCCCAGTTTGCCATCTATGTTCAGCAGGTCGGTAGCTATGTTGGTGTCATTAGGCGTACCCAGAATTGTAAATATCGAGTCCAGACTGTTTACGGTCAACACGTTAAGGTTATCGAACCACGCTTCAAAGTTGGTCGCTAAATTACCCGCCGTACTTTCAATCATTGTCGTGTTCAGGACACCCTGCACCAGACTATCAACAGCTCCGCCTCCACTGATTACCGTTGAACTGAAGTTCGCCGGCAGGTCAGCAGCAACAACAGCAGGCCCGACATCGTAAAGATATGCCGTCACATCAACGTCTGTGTCCGCCGCGTTCGGTGACTTCAGCTTGACAAGAACAACCGTGTTCGCCGGAACTATAAACGACTGACTTTGCAGACTTACCCGGACGGCTGTCCCAACCGACTGATACTCCACACCCCCATTGATCGTGTTTCCGTCAACACTGATTTCAATCTCAAATACACCACCTGTGCCATCGAGGTCTTTGGTCCCGTCACCCAATTGGATTGACGCCTGACACAATCTCGCTGCCGACGCGTCCGGAGTATCAGTCAACACCGTGACTTGAGACGTCAGATCACGATCCGCGTTCTCTGTGTCCAGTTGTTCGATGGCTGCCATCCGTGCATCCTCTTATTACAGCAGCGGGTCATTGCTTTTACGACGAAGCCTGTCGATCTCTTTCCACAGTTTCATCAGGTCGTCCGCTTCCGGTGAATCCTCAATCCCCAGGTGCGTCGCGATCATCACCAGTGCACGGGCTATGAGGTTCCGCTGTTTCCATGACGGTGCCAGTTTCTCGATATCCCTGCTGGCTTTCAGCCGCTTCCGCTCCACATTACTCAGTGTTTCCTGCGACCTCATCCACGCTTCATGGTCATAGTCAGCCATCGCTGCGTCGAGATCGTCCTGTGACACATCCGGGCAGTACAACCTACCATTCTCCACATACGCCGTACCATGCTCCCCAGACGATTGGTTACACTGCTCCATTATGAATACCACATCCATGTTCGGCAAAACTGGGATACTGGCTGTCATTGATTACTTCTCCATCACCCAGAACCTAGGCTGCAGATTGGCTGTCGTGCCAGAAATTGTCTTGTCTGATCCAGTCTCGTGGTATGTGCCAACCTGAAAATCGTCACCATCAGATACAGCCACCTCGACACCGGCCGTTATGGAAATGTCATCGCCGCCAGTGTCAATGCGATCGCTTATCCTGACGTCAGTTGCCCCATTGATAGTAATACGACCAAGATATCGCTCTCCGGCTGTGTAGCTGGTGTAGAGCATGAAAAAACCCATTACCCAGATACCATCCCTTCGTGCGGTAATCTTGAATGTGGATGTGTCTCCAAGACCTCCCTCGTCAGATTCACTGGCGTTGAACTCCACCTGATTCCAAGCACCACTCGTAATTCCTGTCTGGTCCGCAGTTCTACGCAAAAGACAGGAGTGCGAAATCCTCCCGTCATGTATCACGTGCCAGTCAGTGCCATTGTAGACCAAATCCATGCTGTCATTTGTGATGAACAGCTTGAACGATGTGGCTGATCCTTCTCTAAGGTTGATATCATTGCTTGTTCCTGTAACTGTGATCTCATAGCCGCCAGTGATACTGTCAGCAGAGACAGATACGACGTCGTTCACAGTCGGTGCGGTCGGGAGCGTCAATGTCCAGTTCGCACTCGTGGCGGTCGCGATGACATGCTCAAACGGCTTCGCGGTGTACGCCCCAGACTTTGACTGGAACACAACGGGCACATGGTTGAATCGGTCAGGAAACATCCACCTCTCCTTTCAGCCTCAATCCCCGTTCATCCAGGACTGCCCGCAACGACGCACTACGAGTAAACACGACACCAGCGTCTGTACTGGACGCATCGACCGCCTTAGCCGCATCACCCAGCGCCTTCACCTTCCGTCTGCGGTGAGTCTCCCGCTCCGCCTCAGTCGTGGCATTCTTTTCCAGAAGCTCATGCAGCTCGACTTCCAGCTTGACCGCCTGCATGTCCTCAACACTGCGAGTCAGCCTCGGAATTCGATAAGCGTGCCTCGCCCTGAAGAACTCATGAGCCTCCTCAGCCGTCATCAGGTGGCACGTGCTCCATCGCTCATCCGCTTCCTTCGCAAACTCTTCCGGAACGAGCAGCATTCCCCACTGCATTCCGAGCTCTGAATCCTCTGTCGCCTGGCGATGACCACTGACGCTGTCGTAGATCCACGGGCTGAACTGATCGATGTACTGAGACCAGTCCAGTCCAGACTGACTCACAATGCGCAGACGATTGAACTCCGGGTACAGCGCTCCGTGCGGTCCCAGATTGATCTGCACCTTCAATGGTACGACTTCGATCGCCATCTCAGTCCTCGATCAAGCACATTTCCAGATCGACCGCTGCGGTGTCGGCAATGGCGTACGGCGCTGTCGCAGTCGCTGCAAATCGAAACCTGCAATCCTCCCCAGCGTTCAGCCGGACAAGGTCAGCAACGCCAATCCCCGGTCGAATCTCAACAAAGTTCGTCGAGTCGAGATTCCGGAAATACACCATCCCGGGAGTCGTCACGTCTCCGAAGTCCAACTGTTCCTCACTGGTGGCGATATTCTGGATGATCCGAGTGAACGCAGTCCCGGAGACCGCCACCTTCACCGGAGGAGCGGAGATCGTGAACGCGACCCCACTCTTCTCGTAGTGCATGACTGTTTCAGTGGTTACCGTCATCGCTGGACTCCTTCAGCTGGTTTACGGCTTGAATCAACTCGATCAGCTCGACTCCGTCCACGAAATGACGGCAGGGTCTCTCAAAATCAGCCCACACCCGAAACCCGGACTCCTTAGCCCTCTCACAGAACGCCATATCGTTCCCGGCCCTCACACGCCCCCTGCCATCGAGTTTACGGGTAAAAGCGCCTGACTGCATCATCGGATGCTCAAACACCCTGCGAGCCATCAGAACGCAACCAGTCCCCACAGCGTCCACTTCCTGCAATCCATCCTGCGGCTGGAACTCGTTGTAGCCCTGTTCTTCGAAGTTCCTCTTGTACGCATTCATGTACCACGGACGTTCGCCGTTGTTCGTGTTGTGATACACGGGCGTCGGGAATCCAACAACGTCTAAATCGTCCTGCACTCGGTCCAGGGGGTTGCCTAGAGGCGGATTATCACTGTCCATCGTCAGCCAGAAATCGTCCCCGTTGTCCATGAAATCCACGATGCAGTGATGCAGATTATTCTCGAACGGGCGGTGAGTCGGCGCATCCATCCGGACCGTGAACCGAGAATCCTGCAACAGTGCGATCGTCGCGAACATGACGTGCTTGTGCACCCAGCCGTCACCGTTGGGGAGCGTGATGTAGACGCGAGGCTTCATGCCGTCTCCAGATTCACGATCTGAGGCGTCCTCGCCTCTTCCTCGACGATGCTGGTCTTCTCCTCGTGCGTCACAATCACCATCGCTACACGGGCGTCTGTGACCACCACAGGGGCTGATTCGTCAGTCATCTCGATAGACATCACGCTGTCTCCAACGGAGCCACCTGGTACTGTCTGGAGTCTTCCTGATCGATTGAGGATGGCGCCTCGTGAGTTTCCATGACCTGCGCCAATCGGGAATCCGTCTCAGAAACAAACGCCCTGCCCCTGAATGTGTCCGGGTCACGAGGAGCGAGCCGCCCCTCCCAGTTCAATGAACAGATACCACGGATCGTTCCGATACCCGTCGACACACTGGAAAGCACGGTAGTCGACCAGACACCTGACACTCTCGCCATCTTCGACAATGACAGGTGACCGCCGATCAGTCCATCGGTCCCATCGAAACTGCATGACTGCGGCCTGATCAACAGCGTCACGGTACATCGTAGACTCTGACGAACAGTGTCCGTGAAACTACCGCTCATCACATATAGGTCGGGCGCCCCACCCGTCATGGACCGAGAAATCAGAGTCGTTCGTCGCTGCTCCGCATCACGCACCGCCGAGATTCCAGACCACTGTAAACCAGACGCTGGCACGCCGGCTGACTGCCGAATGATCGAGCTGAATCGACCTGACAACTTAAATACTCGACCTCTTGCCGAGCCACGCGCCGTGATCAGGAAGGTGTCCCTCCCGTCCCAGTCGATATCACGAATCTCCTTGCGGCCCGCCCCGAATCCAGCGCCTTCGCGACCATCCAGCTGATGATTCATCACAGAGCAGTCGAGGGAGTCGCGCACAGTCGAGCTAAAGATACCGCTCGTGAAGACGATCTTCCCGTCACCGAGAGAACCAGCGTCCCCATTGCAGTACACCGTATGAACGCCGTCCGTCGAGATCCCCGACGGCTCACTCACCAGTGATGCTGCAGACGTCTTAATGGTGGACGTGAAGTCGCCGGACTGGCGGTACAGCTTCGTAGTGCTCTGGGCACACCAAAGAACATCCGCCATCGCTCATTCCCTTAGGAGAGCGTGCATCCGTCTGCCACGATGACTCGCCATTCGAGGTTGTCATCTCCGTCTTCAACGCTTTCGAGCTTCAGCAACTCACCGATGGCAGCGAACGTACAGATCGTGTCTCCGCTGGAGTTGATCGCGCTGTCGGCGGTCACCGTCGCGTCCCCACCATCCGTCTTCATCGACAGCGTCAACTGCTGCCCAACGAATGCCGGATCAGCCAGTGCCCGAGACTCCGCTGCAGCCGTGACAATCTGGCAATGCGAGGAGAATCGGGTGTCCGTCTTGATCGTCCCAGAAGCACCGGGATCAGCGAGGATGTTTCCGGCAGCGTCCGCGAACCTGTGGTTGTACGTGTGGGGTGAACCCATGACGTGTCCTTATCGAATGTTGGCGTTAAGACTGCCGGTCGCACCTGTGACAGCCAGGAGTGTAATCACAAGCGCCTCGTTTTTTGAACCCCCTGACAATCCACGCTTGAACGTGAACTGCCCGACATTGTTCACAGCGTCAAACTGTCGCTTCCAGATAACCGTCCCGCCAGCACTGACGATGAGGGTTCCTGCACCCTGAGTAGGGTCGTCATAGGACGCATCCATCTCATCAATCACCCACTCGTGATCTTCATCAGCGGCAACCGTAATCACGGCAGCCGTGCTGACCGCAGGATTGTGCGTGTACGCTGTGGACTCGGCATCAAGTGATTTTTGAGTTCTCATCAGTCGTAGTACGCCCCCTCGTAAGGAGTTGCATAAACGCTCATGTCGCGACCGCGACCGTCCCATTCACCACGATCGAGGTTGTCGTGATTGATGCCCAGAGTTTCGGGCGCCTGAGCCTGTTGGTCAAGCTCGATTGATGCACCCAGTCTCTGAGCATACAGATCCCGGTACTGAGTTGGTGCTGCAATCGCCAGACAAGCCGCAAGAATCGCCTCTGCGTGCTCGCGTCCACCCAGAGGGGTTTGTGTCGTCACCAGGGTCGTCCCAGCCAGTCGAGCCCGGTAGTGAATCTCGTACACAGCATTGGCGCGGGGGAAGAACTCAATCCGTCGCGTGGTCCCGCTCGTACCCCCCAGTGGAGAGTGCGAAGCTACCCGTGGAGTCCCTGATGAGGTCGACGAGAATGTGTGCCGGTATCGCTGCAGATCCCGCTGCGACATGATCTCAACCTCACCCAGACCCGCACTGGACGATCGGTAGTGCATCGGCCCCTCGATCGACTCAACGTCTGAATCCAGCGAGTAGAACTGCCGCACGATGCTGTAGGTCGTACCTGCTGCCGCTGTGGCGCTCAGGTCCGTCAGGGTGAGTTGAGTGCCGCTGTCACGGGTATCGACCGTGTAGACGGTCCCTGAGAGGTCCAGCTCGCCGTCTGCGGCCCATGTCGGCCACGTCCCACTCGCCAGAGTCACCACACCAGCGGCAATCGTGACTGTCCCGGTAGAATAGGCTGCTGAGGTCGTGAAGGTCTTCTGTTCCAGCAGGAACGACCAGCGATGGTGCCGGTGCTGCGAGTTCCCGGTCAGGGACGGCTTGAGGAACTCCTGATAGCCCCGATTGAGCCATGACTTCACCCGCTGCAGGTCATCATTCGACCATGCCCCCGGATTCGGACCCATCTTCATCGCAGCGCCGATCTCCTGCTGCAGCCAGTCAACCGTTCCGAACGTAGGCTCAGTCGCCAGCCAGGTCGACGCCTCAGTCGCTTCAGCCCGCTTGTCAACCGCGCGAGAAGCCGCAAGCCGTTGCAGGAACACCTGATACGCCTGTCCGTATTTATCTGAACCCTCAGCCAGAATCGCCCGACAGCTCGACAGGAGAGTGTCCGCGTGCGCTCTTCCCCCATAAGGGTAGTTTGCGGTGGGAGTCAGCGACTTGGGCACAACTGTGTACCGGTACGTCACGGTCCCCGCTGCATCTGCGTCAGGAGTCGGATAGACCACCATCTCATGCTGCTGCTCTGCCGCCCCTGTCGTCGCCTTAGCCCGGATACAGTACACGAACGGGTCGTCAGTCGTGTCTTTGGTCGACTGCAGGGAGCGAATCTCAGCGTCGGTAATCTTCGTGAGTGACCGCCGAGTATCCGCCGTCGCGAACGAGACAATCCCCTCTAAATCACCAAAGTCGTTCGGCAACGTGTAGGTGTGAGTCGACGCCACCAGAGTCAGGGTTGAGGTCGGGCACAGAAAGCTCCACTTGTTCGGCGGCTTCTCTGCAGCACCGTCCGCAATCGGCATTGGAGGCGGCGAATAGAACTGCTGACACCCCCTCTGAATGACATCATCGACTCGGCGCTCGGCTGGACGGGACCATGAGTCGTAGTCTGCACCAAACCCCAGTTCATCCCCTAGAACCCGCTGCAACCACTGGTACGTTCCATAGGTCGGCTCGGTCGCCGGCCACGACTGGTCTTCCGGTTCCTCAACCCGCTCATCGACCGACCGTGATGCAGCCAGTCGCTGGAGAAACACATCGTACGCCCGAGAGAACGCTTCCTGGCCTTCAGCCATGATGGCCCGACACGAAGCCATGATCGTCTCTGCGTGGGCACGCCCTCCGTAGGGGTACTCAGCAGCAGTCGTCAGAACCGCCGGCACAATGGTGTACCGGTAAGTGACCGTTCCCGCCGACTGCGCATCCGGGGTCGGGTAGACAATGATTTCCTTCGTCTGCTCAGCCGTCGAGTCGGTCGTCTTCGCCCGAACGCAGTAGACCGAAGGATCACCCGACTTACTGTTGGTCGACTGCTTGCTTCGAATCTCGCCTTCAGTCACTTTTGCCAGTGATCGCCGAGTATCTCCCACCGCGAACGACACTGGCCCACTCATATCGCTGAAGTCTGCCGGAAGCGTGTACGTCGTCGTCCCATCCACCAGGGTGACAGTGGCTGTCGGGCACAGGAACGACCACTTGATCGGCGGAGAGAACCCTTCCTTTGTTGGCATCGGAGGCGGGAAATAGAACGCCTGCAATCCACGCTGGATTGCGTAGTCAATATGCCGTTCTTCCTCGTGAGACCAGGTTGCCGAGTCCCACCCGTACCCCGCTCTGTTTCCCAGACCTCGCTGGAGCCATTGATAGGTTCCGTACGTTGGAGTCGTGTCTGGTGACGCAGCAGAATCCGCCTTGTCGACTTCCCGGTCCACCTCGACTGATGCGGCCAGTCGTTGCATGAAGACCCCGAACGACTGCTGGTACTGCTGGTCGTCTTCGTGGAGCTTCGCCAGGCAACTCGCCAGAATCGTGTCAGCGTGAGTAATCCCACCGTACGGATAGTTCGCAACCGTCGTCAGAAGCCGAGGCTCGACGCTGTACCGATACGTCACCTCAAACGCTGCGTTCGGGACCGGGTAGACCACCATCTCCCTCTGTTGAGTCGCGGTCGACTCAGTCTTCCTTGCCCTCACCGCATAGTTCCGAGGCGCCGCTGTCGTCGTGCCATCCACAGACAACTGAGACCGGATACTGTCCTCAGTCACCTTAGTCAGCGACCGCTTCCCACTGGATTCGACGTACGACACCTCACCGCTCATCGCCCGGAAGTCGGACGGCAATGTGTACTCGAATTCCGAAGCAATGAAGTTCAGTTTCGCCGTCGGGCGCAGGAAGGACCATTTGTGACCGGCAGCCTGCTGTCCCTCACCACCCGGTAGCGGCGGAGGCGTGTAGAACTGCTGAAGACCGCGTTGAATCACATCGTCAACGTGCCGCTCCTCTGCGTGGTCCCAGGTGTTGAAGTCGGCTCCGTACCCTGCCGCTTTTCCAATCCCTCGCTGAAGCCATTGGTACGTTCCGTAGGTCGGATCGGTGACCGGGAAGGACATTGCCTGTTCCCGATCCCGAATCCCTTTGTCGATTGCGATGGAAGCCGCCAGCCGCTCCTGATAGGCGTTCTCCCACTTCGTCTCCGCTGGCCCATCGACCCCGATCTTGCTGTACCGCTCTGCCTCCGCCATACACGCGGCAACGATAGTCTCTGAGTGGTGCTGTCCTCCGAACAGGAATGTGTTACTGGCCGCAGCATCGACCTGGACGTTGTACGAGTAGGTCAGAACGTAAGAGGCGTCCGGGATCGGGTAGAACAGGATTTCGGTTCGCTGACCTGCTGACGTCGTCGGAACCGTGTCCTTCACCCGGGTCGCGGCGTAATCCGGGCGTCCGTTCGCCGTACCTTCACTTGCTTTCTTCTGCAACAACTGCTGCATCGAGATCAGGACAATCTTCGTCCCGGCTCCCTCGGATGAGATCACCAGGTCGTTGTTCAGATACCCCATGCACGTATCGGGCAGATTGTACTCCTGAGTCCCCGACGCCATCGTGATGGTCGCTGTGGGATGCAGGAACGTCCAATCGTAGGCGCCCTCCTCTGTCACCGGGTTCAGGAATCTCCTCAACCCGGCATTAAGGAACAGGTCGACCCGTTCCAGTTCCTCGCTGTCCGCGTCATTGATGCCGAACCCATACCCGAGCATCATCGATACTCGTGCGCGAACGTCATCCCGCGTCAGTGACAGAGTGGACTCAGCCATTTCATGCCCTCATAACATCGACAGGAGAGACTTTTCGGATCTCCCCGGCGATTGAGACTTCGAGAGAGTCATCTTCCAGTAGCTTCAGAAACGTCGCATCCATCACTGGAGCATTCGGCTCAGCAACGTGCAGCTTAGTCCCCCTTTTGGTTCCCGCCCACTCCTGTCGTAATCGGGCATCCACGGGATCCTCTGCCGGCGGCTCATCTTCTTCCGGCTCAGCTTCGGGAGCAACATCTGCTACAGCCTCCGGAGCAGTCTCCTCAGGCTCAGCGGCGGGTTCTTCCACAACAGCCTGCGTTTCCGGCTGCTCCTCAGGAGTATCAGCGTCGATCGCAGCCTGCTCAGTGCGAGCAGTCATTTCAGACTCCGTCTCGACCTCAACTGCTCTAACCTGCCGCGCCAGTTCCGGGTCTCCGAAACAGTGCACAACCACGTCGTCCTCGAATGGCTCCTGACAGCAATGAGAGAACGTCCCGTGGTAGCGAGTATCCCCGCTCGCCCAGTACACAGCCGTGCCTTTCGCCACTGCCTGAAACCGGTTCGGAATAATCTCCGGCACATGAATCGCATCACACTGCAACACGATCATCAGCAGCGTATCGGACGGCATTGGACCGCCCTGAATCCGCTCCCACCCGACACGAGCCTTCTCGTACAGATGCACCACTTCCTGCGGTAACTGCTGTGAATGGCACAGCTTCTCCAACACAACCCGATCAGCCCCTTGCATTTCCATTTTGCTCTCCTGACAGACTTACGAAAAAAGACGTCCACGGCAGAGCATAGCCGTGGACGCCTTAGAACTCGAAAGAAAAGAGGATCACCCCCTCTCCGGGTTACTCAGCACGCAGTTGAACTGCCGCAGCCCACCAGTCGATGTGCACGATCGGATCGGTCGTGCCGTTCGACTGACACACCAGGCTCGGCGCCATCTCCACCAGCGGGAAACCTGCCGTCAGTTGCGTCGCGTTCTTCACGCCATCGACCCAGATTTCAATCCTGGATCGATTAACGACCTTGAATCCCAACTTGACCCACGTGTCGTCCGCAAACGTATGCACGCTGGTCTGCGACGTTCGCGTGCCAGCCACTTCAGCGTGGAAATCAATAACCGTCGCGGAGTCCGAGGTGATCTCGAACCCAAGATGGTTGGCAGACGAATTGGCGCCACTGGCAATGAGCGTAGTGTCGATCTCAGACAACCCGAGAAAGAACTCCGGAGGCGTCGCCACATCAGCCAGCTTGACCCTCGCTTCGAACGCCAGGATCTGAGCCGTCCCCGTCAGGAACGCCTCGCCAGCCGACCCGCCAGTCTGGACGGTGATGCCCTGCGTGTCGGTCGTGGAATTTGAATCCGCCAGCGCCACGCCGCCCTCAGCATCATCCAGGGCGAATGTACCCGCCGTGGCCTGAGTTGCGGTGTACCGTCCGGTCAGCAGGTCCATGAAGTCATCATAGAACCCGTATCCCCGCGAGAAGCCTGCCGGGCCTCCCGTGAAGATTTCGCGGACATCAATCTTCTCCCACATCTTGCTGGACAGGCCACGCCCGTCCTGCTCTCCGTGGTACTGGGTAACAATACTCATGATTGTTGCTCCGAAAAGGAGTGAATTGTCAGGAAACAAACAGCCGTGGTCTCAGGACAACTCAGACCAGGTAGGCGCGGAAATTCGCTCGACGGTTCTGGAAGTACAGGTTGCACTCCCCGTCGATGTGCATGTCGCGGGTGTTGTGTGCCAGCGGGTTCGGCTTCGCCTTGTGACGACGCATCTCCCGGCCACGCTTGAAGAAGAACTTCGCCGTGTTCCAGTTGATCCCGTACAGGGGACTCGTGGAGTCGTAGGCGTCGTTCCCTGAGTGCGTCAGGACTGGAACCCAATCCACGGGAACGCCCTGGAACATCGGACGTCCGCTCGGACTCTTTTCCAGCCCGGCGAGGTCCGTCAGGTTGTCATTGCGGCTGTTGAGGAACCGACCAAGCTGTTCCACAACATTGTAGACCGTGTAGAAGCCCCACTGCGGTTGTCCGCCACCCAGTTCCGGGAACTTATGAGGCGGGGTGAAGTTGCAGAACGAGGTCGCTTTTCGCCACTTGGCAAACAGGTCGTCGTCCGTGTACTTGCTCCACGTGAAGGTGTAGTTCTTCCACCGCGCATAGGTGGCACCGAGAAGGTTTCCGGCGCCCGAAGAGAAGCCCGACGGGTCGCCGCCGTTGAAGCCTTCGGTCGCGTTCGACTGCAACCAGAGCGGAACTCCAGAGATGGGCATCGGGTCCTGGCTGTCACTCGAAGGCGCAGTCCAGAAGTGATTCTCCATCTGGTCGAACATCTCATTGAAACAGGAGTGCTCGCGAGCCAGCACCAGTTCAATGATCTGGGTCGTGTCGTCGCCCTGAAACTCATCCTCGTTGATGTCATACGACCAGTTGGTCGTCCACATCGCCCAATCCTGCTGGGCTGTCTTCATGATGTTGGTCACACCGGTCTGGTCTCGACTGAAGAGACCCGTGAACCGGAAGTTCCCCTGGTTGTCGACCTGGACGCGCCATTTCTGACGCAGTCCGCCGGCCACCGGGGTCTTCTTCTGCCGCATGAACCGCTCAGCAACGATGTGATGCTGATTGTCCAGCGAGATGTCGACCCACTTTTTCTTCTGATTCCGATCGATGGTGGTTTCAACCAGGTCATCGATCTCCTGTGGAAGCAAAGTCGCCATGTCTGGCATTCCCTTGTTCTGGGGCCAGACATGACGTCAAAGAATCAGGTCTGGCCGTGCTCGTTTCTCATTTGCCTGTGCATCTTGTGGATGACAGGATCGTCCAGCGGGTCTCCGGTCCATTTCTCGTCCGGGCCTGCCTGTTTCTGGGTCGCAGGTCGATGCGACACCTTCCTGGACTGTGCCTGGACCGCTCGTGTCTTCGCCTGGGTCGCCTGTTCCATCTCCTGCTGCCCGAACAGATCGAACTCAGCCTGCCGCACAAGTTCCTTCAGGGGCACGTCTCTCAATCCGGAAGCCTGCATCTCTTCCACTCGAAACAGCACCCACTCAAAGTTCTTGTTCTGTTCTCCTGTATTGAGGTTTAAGTCGACGCCTCCGAACCTGTCCGTGTGACCGAGGTCGTCGACCTGGGACTCGATCAGCTTCTGGTTCTCCACCCGTGCAGCTTCCTGCCGCTGCTGACCTTCCTGGTGCTGCTGCTGGAGATACCACTGCATGCCATGAATTTGCTCATCACGACGCGCGAGTTCCGCCGCATGAGCAGCTTCCCCCTTGTTCAGCGCTTCGATCAGCTCAGGTTCGTAACCATGCTCAGCGAGGTGGTCGAAAGTCTTCGGGACTTCAGCGCTCGGATCAGGTTCCGGTGCAGGCTGCTGCTGTTGTTGAGGCGCAGGCTGCTGGTCTGGCTGAGGCTGGTTCCGGGGATCACTCGTGTGCGGAAACTTGGAGCGACCGATAGCGGACAGCGTCTGCGACAAGGATCTTGCCGACTGTCCCTCTATCTCTCCGTCACGCACTCCGTAGTGTTTTGCCAGGCGGATTAGCTCATCGCTCGGCTTATCATCGGCGACCTGGGCGGTTTCTTCCTCACCCGGCTCGTCAGCTGGTTCGTCGCTTTTCGCCTCCTCGGCAACCGGTTCTGGCTCTGGTTCGGGCTCAGGTTCCGGTGCCGGAGTTGGTTCCGGCTCTTTCGCAGCTGGCTCAGAATCTACGTCTCCCACTCCCATTGAGTCAAGAGTAGCTACGAACTCGTCATGCCGACTGCTCGGGCCTGAGTCGATTGTCGTCGCCTCTGCCCCCCCTCCCTCTCCAGCATCTGGTGCCCGGAACACGTAGTCCGCTAATCGCATCTTCCTGAACAACATCGCGTCCTCCTATCTCGTTTTCTTTCGGTCCAGTATCTCCTTGACCGCCGGATCCCGGGCGATCACTTCAGCCTGCGCACGAATCATCTTCTTCGTCTCTTTCTCCGACCGTGGATTCTTCGCTCGCGCCGCTGCCTGCTCAGTCTGGCCCTTGTACTCACCAGCCCCCGCGTTGCTCATGTCCGCCAGCCCGCGAGCTTTGAGGTAATCCTGCTTGTTCGCCTCACTGAAGGTCTTGATTGACCCATCAGGCTGAACCTCGACCCCCACGAGCCCCTGTTCCTGAATCCACTGGGCGTGCTCTTTGGCCTGCGCCGGACTCACAGCCGCTGCCATCGAGGTGTGCCCGGTGGCGTTGTATGGCGCATGCCCACCAGGAGCCTGTCGACCGTCAATCACCCCCTGAATCCCCCGACCTCGACTGGCATACGCCATTCTGTCCGCCTCGGTCGCCTTCTCACCCCTGATAATCAGCGTGTACGCCATTACTGCGCTCCCTGAGGTTGTCCTGCCTGCAGTGCCTGGACGGTCTGGACTCGCTGTGCGGCCGGTCCGCCCATTGTGGAGATATTCTCCCTGATTGAATGGTTTGGACCGCTGGAGCCGCCTCCGGGAGCCGGAGGTCCACCCTGCTGCATTGCGGGATCGGGGATATTCACCTCGATCAGCTCGGCAATACGGGGCTGATTGCTCAAATCTGCCAGTTCCTGAGCAAATAGCGGCACATTTATCTGAATTCCCTGCGGAGCGAGGATTGCGTTCGCGTTCGCCACGTTCGCAATCATCTCAATCGCGCTGGTCATCTCCTGAGCGACCGTTGCTGGAGATTTGTACTGCATCGAGTACGGAGCGACCGTCAGGTGGTACTGGAGCAGATCGCCCTCGCGCTGATCCGCCGTCCAGTGCACCTCGACCGGATCCTGGAGCCCCGTCACCGTGAACTGCGAGTTGACTTCCCTCTCCTCGTCGACCCACACGAAGTGACCCAGACTCCGCACATCCCGCTCTACGAACTGTACAACCTTATGCCTCATCCCCTCTTCCATCCCACTGAGCTGCTCCTGAATAATCCCTTCCTGAGTCGCCGTCTTTGCCTGAGGCCCCAATCCTGCCTTACCTTCCAGATTTCCCGCAGACCGGTTGTGGATCCCTTCCAGAATCTGAGTGAACGCCAGATTCACCTGATTCGGGCCGTCCAGCTCGACCGAGTTGAAGTTGTCAGTGTTGTTGACCTTGATCCATTCCCCGTCCTGGGCGTCTCTCAGGGCGATCGCGTCTTTCCCGTCCCCTGAGAACATATGTGCTCTCTTCTGGCCCCGTGCCTGCCTCGCCAGCTTCCTCAAAAGCGAGTTGTAGAGCTTGTGCATCGCTTCCAGGTCTTCTGCCGGTGATTTACCCCGCACGTTGTCTGGGACGGCTCCAAACTGCAGTTTGTTGTACGGACCACTCTCTGGACCGTCGTACTCGTCCTGCCACAGCACTTTGTGACCTGAGGTGATCAGCATCGCCCGATTTTCGAACGGGAGCCACACGTCAGCCACTCGGACCATCGGCTCTACGTTGTCATCGCCGATCCCGGAATCCTGAGCAGACAGCTCGCTGGTTCTCGACTCGCCGCCCTCAAACAGGGTATTCGTCCAGCGTGAGGTGTTCTGGAGGGCATCCTTGTCCGCTTTGGACAATCGGTCGTCTTTCTCAAGAACGCTCCGTGGAACGCTGTACTCGTCCCAGAAGTACCGACATCTCTGCCAGGCACTCGCCGTGTGATCGAAACCGAAGTCGTCCGGGCTGATCCGCATCGTCATCGGTTCGCCGGGATCCAGCCAGATTGTCTGAGCCATCCCCTGCTGCTGCTGGCGGTACTCTTCCCAGGCCGAGTCATCAGCGAACGGACCAGGCTCGGTCGGGAGTTCCGGGTTGTCGTACTCCCGCTCACCAGCTGGAGAAATGAACGTCTTGGAAATCCCCATCCCGAAGAACGCATCCAGAACGATCGACGACAGCGTGTGCGTGTAGTTGATTTCCAGAAGCAGCTGATTCAGGGTTGCCTGAAACTTCTTTGAGAACGGCTTCAGTTCCCGCATCGAGGTTGAGATCAGCACCTGCGGGTCGTTGGCAACCAGACTGGTCAGGTACGCATCGACCGTCAGTGCCATGAGGTTCGACATTGTGGTGTTTCGAACCGTCCCCTCACCCCACCCGGATCCGCAATACTGCTTGATCAGGTCGTGCCGGCGATCCCGGAACCCCCGGTGGTTGCGCCACGAACTCTCCATCGCGTTAAACAATCGCGACGAACCCTTTTTGGTCGAGAGAGAGATCATGTGAACTCCAGGTCATCGATTGCGGCGGCCAGTTCTCTATCCTGCTGTTTCAGCCTGTACCCCACCGTCCCATAACCCGGCTCCTGCTTCGGTGCCGACTCGGGAACGTGAGGCTGTTCTCGCATTCCAAGATAGCAGCAACCAAACGCGATGGCGACATCTCCATGCAGCAACCCCTTGTCTGACCCAAACTCCGAAGTGTTGCTCCGGACATGCTTTACCTTCCCGTTGGAGGTCCATTCGTACTCCATCAACTCGGAGATGATCCGCTCCGACCGGATGAAGACCTGCCTCTGCTTCGAAGCCGACAGAGCCACACTGAGAATGTTGACCGGACCTGCAGAGGGCATCACGTAACCCAGTTTATCCGTCCGTCTGTCGTACCCGATCGCATCGACCGTTCGCCGGTAGATGTTCGAATACCCAATCTCGGCGTGTCGCTTGAGCCACTGCTGACCGGGGCCTCCATTCACTTCAGGAACGATCATCGCATTCCCGAACAGGATGCACACCGCGATACACAGGTCGCACCAGTCGTCCGGGAGAATGTCCCCGGTCGCGTATTCGAAGACCTGCCCGCCGGTTCGCTTATTCAATCCCACAAGCGCCGAATCGCTCGACATTACCCCTGCTGAGATATCCGTCCCAAACACGTAGTCGTCAATCGGCGGCTCACCATCCACGAGCGGACACCACAGTTTCACCGGGCCTTTAGGAACGTGCATCCACGAGATTGTGCGATCTTCCGGATCAACCGCGATCCGACCTTCCCACCACGGCTCCCGCAGTTGCTCCTCCCGGATAATCTTGATCGCCGTCTCATCACAGAACCGCTCACCACTCCCCAGGAAGTCCAGATTCAGTTCCTGGGCAATCTCCAGCGGCGACTCCGACCGTTCCACCTGTCGGTCGTACCACGGACTTCGCGCTAGTGGTCCGGTGAAGCACAGCTGATCGAAGTCGTAATCTTCCTTCCAGTCGTAGGTCTCGGGATCCAGATCGACCCTTTGGTCCCCGATCATCTTGTAAAGGCCCGCGCTCTTATCCGGATGCTCCGTCCAGTGAATCCAGATAGTGTGAGTCGCAGGGTTTCTCACCTTCCGGAAGAACGCCTCTCCCGTCCCATGCCTTCCGAACGGGGTTGAGTTGAAGAATCGGCTGTTCGAGACGTCCCGGGTGGACGCGAGAATCTTGGACATCCCCTGCATCTTCGCGGCTTCGTCCAGCAGGATCGCGGTACGGCGGTCACCGGTCGCCATATTGTCGACGGTCGCCTCACCATCGAACTTGCTTTCCGTATCCAGGTTCTCGCAGTGCTTCCTGGACGCCACCCGGTTCATTCTGGGAGTCAGCCACCACGGGAGAGTCTTCCACCAGGAGTCCAGCTTCTTGAACAGGGCTTTCTCAGAATCACCCTCGACCAGCTCCGCTTTCTCAGACGCGAGCAGGAACTGCTGCTGGTTCCGGAAATGCCAGCGGTGTTCAAGCGCCATCAGGCACATCCACGAGGCACCCATGTCCCGGGATTTGACGATGCACACGTCCCGCTTACCGATGGACTCAGACAGGTCTACGAGCGCTCTGTCCTGGAACGGATACGTGATGAATGGGCGCATCGGCTCATCAGGAAATTCCTTGGGATTGAGCGCAAATCCCATGCAGTTGATGTAGAACAGAATGTCCCGGCTGCACATAGTCCAGAGATCCTGGCGCAGCTCAGCCGAGGAATCCGCCAGCTCCAGAACCTGACGCCGGAACTTCAGATTCCCAATGAGATCCTTGGGCACCAGATGCTCATAGAACCACGACGTCAGCCCTGTCGGGATCTCCGACTCTCGGTTCGCCGCGAGAGCTTCCTCAATCAGTATCCGGCTTTCTGGCATACCACCCCAGCTCCAGAAGAGTTGTGAGCACGGCGGCCGAATCAGCCGCCACCAATCGCTTGATCTCGCCCTTGATATCAGCCTCAGCGCCACGCACCAGGCGATCGATTACGGCGAACTTCTGCCGCAGGTCGTCAGTCCGGATGGCGTCGTCTTCTGAATCATCCTTGGATTTCTTGTCGAAATACTTCAGCGCGGCGTCCATAAACTTCGCGCGGTTACCCCGACAGAACTGAAGCATCCCCCACGCACCCACACTTGGCGCGTCAGCCGGCTCAATCTTCTTGTTCTCGAACTGGTTGTACGCCCACTCAAAATCCCGAGAGAAGTCCGCCTCACCCACTTCCTGACCCAGTTCCTCAATCTGAGCGGCAATTCGAGCCTCTTCCTTCGACTCCTTCTCGTTCTCAGCCTCCGCCTCGGCCCGCGCCTTTCTTTCCGCCTCCGCCTCGGCTTCTTCCTGTTCCCGCCTGGCCGCTTCCTGAGCCGCCTTAGCTGCTTCTCGCTCCTCTTTGGCTTTCTCCCGGTCCTCTGCGATTTTCTCCTTCGCTGCCAGCTTCTTATTCTTCTCCGCCTGCTCTTTTTCCTGCTTCTCCTTGAACTCGTCCCGTAACTCCTCCACAGCTTTCACCAGCATGTCCGATAACTCTTTCGCTTCCGGGTCGCCAGGTGGCGGATAGAACCGCAGCGCCAATCGGAATGCGTCGTCGATCAGATAGCGGCGGCCGTCGTACTGGCCCCGCCTGAACGTCTTCTGCAGGTGTCGGAATTGTTCCAGCTCGCCGGACTTTTCCAGGCGATTACAGGCGTCGACTTTTCTCTCGATTTCCGGATCCCACGGTCCCTTCTGTTTGGGTGCCGCCTTTTTCTTTGCCATTCCTTTCATCTCCCCCTGATGAGTCGTTGACTTCCGAATTGTTCAATGTAACAGTTTCCAACTGGCAGGGGGCGGCTGATCCCCGGCAGCGTCTCCAAATGGCACCACGCTGCTTCCCCCTGCCCTTTTTGGTGCTCACTCTGGTGCGAGGAAAACAGAATGCCTGAATCAGCCCTTGTGTATGCGCGCTATTCCCCACGTCCCAAACAGAAGCGTTTGAAGATGGAAGACGGGGAGACGATCGAACATCAGTTCTCTGTCTGCAAAAAATACTGCGAGATGAGGAATCTGACTGTCTATGGATTCCTGTCCGATGAAGGCGAGAGTGCTCGGAAGACCCCGTTGTTCGACAGACCCAACGGCAGCAAGCTCCAGCACCCGCCATCCGAAGTAAAGCACATCATCGCTGCCAAGCTCGACCGGTTCTTCAGGGATACCGTCAATGGGATCCAGATGCTGAAGTTCTGGTCCGACAAAGGCATCACCGTCCACTTCGCGGATCAGGGCGGCTGCTCATTCAATGTCGAGACTGCCACTGGACGGCTCCTGATGCGAACCCTGCTGTCGTTCGGGGAATTCGAGGCAGATAACTCGTCCGAGCGCACGTCGGCCGTCATGAAGCATCGTCAGGCGAATGGCGAGGTCATGTCCAAGCGATTGCCGTTTGGGAGAATGCTCGACCCTAACGACCCACAGAGGACCGTCTGCTGTGACCGTGAGGTAAACATCATCCGCGAGGTCAGGAAGCTCAGAGATGAAGGACTGACCCTGCGAAAAATCGTCGACATTATGGGACACATCCCCCTGCGGGACGCTGGCTGGTCCCCGGAACGAGTCAACATTCTCATCAAGTCAGAATGCGTGTAGCCTCTCAGGGTGGCGTGGTGAGGCGATGGCAGTGAGTTAGAGCAATAGCTCGATTCAGTCCGCCGGTCAGGTCTGGCAACTCCCCTTTTACTTTCCAGGGATACGAGTCGCTTCCATTCGAGACTGACAATCACGATCGGCAATGTCGGTTCCCTCGACAGCTGAGCGCCACATTTTCACAGGAGCTTCTCATGGGACGCATCGAAGACCCGAAAGAGAAGAAGGACGCTGATTCACGGAACGCCTTCTGCCGGTCATACACCCTTATGCACCACGTTCAGGAGCAGTGGGATGACGAACGACTGGCGCAGGCACTGAAGCTGATGAAGGAAGTATTCGACGAGATTGTCCCAGACCCGCACGTTGCCAACCCAAAGGGTCGCTGGACAGCACCATCACGCTGAAAGGGCGAATCATGGCAGGGAGAGAAAATTCACCGATTGACCCGGAAGTCGTGCTGAGGCTTCTGAAGTATCCAGTCACTGCGGATCAAGTCGCACAACGCCTGGGACGGTCCAACAGTTCAATCGGTCATATTATCCGGACACACCTGTCTGACCAGGTTGAGTCGGAGAAGCGGGTCGGAAAAGGCAACCGGTTGCCCGTGATGCACTACTGGCGAAAGGAGTCGTGATGAATCGACGTGAGATGCTGAAGACGATGGCTGCTGCTGGTCTGGCGGCAGTGACTGGTGTGCCGAGTGCTGGTCCAGCGACTACGACTGTTCTGGGCGACCTTAGCCGAGAAGAAGCGGGCGACTTTGTGTTTCTCAAGGCGAACACGCACTGCGCACTGAACGCTACGGGGAATGTGGCGACACTGGGAGGTGAGCCGATCGTCCTTGTGCCCGGCGATCTGGTAATGATGTTCTTCGACGGTAACCAGTGGATGGCGTCTGGGTTGACCGTTGGGGAGGCGGAGAAAGTGACCTGACAGCGCATCGGGTGTCGGGTCCGGTCGGCTGAGGAGGTCGACTTGCCAGGACGTTTCGAACCACACCCGTGCGCTGGCTTTTACGAGGGGGAGTGACGATGGACGACTCACAGGAGCACAACGATTTCATTCAGGGCCTGCAGGATGACGTGGAGTTTCAGCCACTGAAGGACTTCCTTGAGCAGCTGAAAGAAGGGGAGAATGACGATGCCAACAGGTGAATACACAGCGGTGCGTCATTTACTGAGCGCAGGCTGGCAGGTGTATTCGATGGAGCATGAGGGCGGCACCATCTGCTCTCTGGTGAAGTCGGTGCGGCAGGGGCACTACGTTCGAGTCAAGCAGGAGGCACTGGCGGTAGAGGACTTCGACGAACTGCATTCCACGGGACTCATCGAGCACACATCGACGATTGGTCCGGACGACGCACAGGTGATGGTGTGGTCTGCCACAGAGCCCGATTGACCGGGTAGAAATGAGGGGGAGATGAAGATGCTACTAGACGATTTGCGGAAAGCGTACCGTGCCTGCGACGATCCATTGTTTGACAAGTGTGAGGCGAGA